GCTCATATTCACAAGATTGCTACCCAAACGAGCGACCATAATCTTATTATTGCGTGAAATGTGATATAGGTAAATGAGAAAATAAAGGAATTTTACATGAGCGAAGAAAAGAAAGAAATTTTAGGAGAACTGAATATTAGTCCTTTGAGTATCAGTGATGCAAATTTTGATGATGCTTCTGTTCCAACAGAGAACGAAGAAGAAAATTTCAGACTTAAGATGATCTTAGATGAGAATGAAATACTCAAGCATCAGCTAGAAGAAACTCGTAAGATGTGTAAGCTCAACTACGACGCTCTTCATATGCTTATCGACATCTGCAAGAAAAAGAATTTTGATCCATTTGAAGGTGAGCACTGGCCATTTAAAAAGCCTGTCAAAGACATGACTAGGGATGAGCTTGTGGCAAGAAATAAAGAAGCTTCTGAGCGTATTGCTAAAACTCGCGGTGTCGATTCGAAAGATAAGACTCCAATGCCTAGCTATGATGTTGTAGAGAAAAAGTATTTAAAAGAAACGCCCACACTCACTGTGGAAATGGAAAACATGCTCAATGCACTTGAGTTACAGCCAGCTCCTGCTCCAGTTAAAACTAATCCTTTTGATCTCAAGATCGTTTTCGCAAGTTGCAAAAATCCAATCGATCCCGATGATCTATGAAACCTTACGGAATCAAACATTCGTTTAAAAACCCGTGCGCGTGCGAAATGTGCGGTAAAAATGATAAGCGTGTCATTAAGCGCAGAGAACGCCAATACGCAAAGAAGAATATAAAGCGTGAACTTTCGAGCCCTCCCAGAACAAGAAAAACTACATCACGCTGAGATGATGCTCCAACCCTTGAACTCTCCTGAAGAGTTAAAGGACTGGATCATGTTTTTCTTGGGCTTAGACATGCCTTTTGGTCATGTCGATCCAGATAGTAACAGCTCGCCCGTTGAGGCAATGTGGACCATCTATAACACGATCAGAGAGAATACGGGTGAAGAAAACCCTGGTTATATCATGCTCTCTGCTCGCGAAGGTTACAAGACCCTCTCTGCATCCATTCTAGAAGTGCTTCTTATGATCCACTTCCAAATGACTATTGCTCACATGGCTGCTATTAAAGACCAATCGGCTAAGTCGGTTAAATACATCAATTACTTTTTCTCAAAAATCGAGCCTCTTTTGGAAGTCAAGGGATGGGAGAATAAGTCTCAAAACAAGATGATGGTTGAATGGCGCTCACCTGAAGGTGAAGATGTCTACATTCAAATCATCGTTGCCACTATGTCTGGCGCTAACTCCGCCCATACTAACCTCATGTTTATCGACGAGATCGATGTCGTCAAAGACCCTCAAGCCTACGAAGAAGCTAAGCTCATTCCTGGTTACTCTAAGGGTACCCATCCAGTCACCGTCAAGCTCTCTACCCGTAAGTTTGCATTCGGTCTGATGCAACAAGAGATTGACAAAGCTAACGATCCAATGGACCCTTCTGGCGATAAGATCTTGCGCTGGAATATTTTGGATGTGACTGAATATTGTCCTCCTACGCGACATAAACCAGAGCTTCCTAAAGAAGATCGTTATGTAGCTAAATCTATCCCTCTTAGACAAATTGAGCCAAAAGAATTCATCGAACTCTCCGCTGTTGAGCAAGATAAGTGGGAAAAGGTTGAAGCTTACGGTGGATGCAAGAACTGTAAGCTACTACCTGTCTGTAAGACCAGACTAGCTCAAAGACCACCCGATAACATTTCTGGTCCTTCCTATAAGCTCTATAAGCCTATTGGGGCTGTGATCAACACTTTTAGAAAGACTGACCCTGACCGTGCGCAAGCGCAGCTCATGTGCTGGAAACCTTCCAGTAAGGGTATGGTCTATCCTCGTTTTGAAACCACCCTTGATACGGGTAATGTCATCAGCCTAGAAAAAGCATGGGAGACATTGGTTGGCAAGAAGCCACGTAAATCTAAGGTTACAGATATTGACTTGATTTATCAAATGCAGCAATCGGGTATCCGTTTTTATGCTGGCGTTGACTGGGGCTATACCCACGATTTCGTCATCGTCATCTTTGCCATGATCCCAAATGGTGAGGTTTGGATCGTAGATTGTTTCTCTAAAGAAGGTTTGGAATTCTCTGAGTGCTTAGCTGAAGCCATTAAATATAGGGACAAATACAAGGTCGAAAAGTGGTTTTGTGACCAAGCCATGCCTTCTCATATCAAGTCCTTTAACCGTAACCACATGAAGAGCCCTGATTTCACAAAAGATGTGATGGGCGGCATTGAAGCTCTGAGGAGTAAAATCGTTGACTCAATGGGTCGAAGATTCCTCAAAGTCTTCAATACCGACGTATGCAAGAAAGTCGTCATGGCATTCTTAAAACACCACTTTAAGCTAGGTCAAGATGGCAATCCTACACTTGAGCCAGACGATACGCCTGGAACCGCCGACCAAGCGGACGCTATGCGCTACGTGGGTCAGAACTTATTCCCTGTTAAAGGTCCTCAGAAGCCCTTGGCAGAGACGGTTAATACCGACAATGGGCCAGTAGACCCTAATACCCCAGAAGCCCGTGAGAAAGCTCGTATAGCCTCCCAGCATGAACTGCAAATGAAGAATGAAATCCTCAACCGTTTAGGTGGCGAGCAGCCTACTATTGGTAGTGGACGCAAAGGGGGTTTTTATTATTCGTCTTAGTGACTTAATCTTATAGTTATGAAAGGTTACATTTATAAGATCACAAATAAAATGAACCAAAAAGTGTACGTGGGACAAACAACACGCTCGCTTGCATGGCGCTGGTATCACCACAAATATCCTAGCGTAAAAAAGACACTCCTCAAGACTGCCATATTAGAATACGGAGCAGAATCGTTTGCTATTGAAATGATAACAGAAATTTTCGCTTCTGGTAAAGAAGAGCTAAGACTTTTATTGAACATAGCAGAAAAGAAATATATCAATGAATTCAATAGTATTTACCCTAATGGATATAATGCTATTCAAAGTGGAAGAATAAATTTTCATACTGAAGAAAGTAAAGAAAAAATTGCAGCTTCAAAACGCGGGAAACCTCGTCCAGATATGCTTCTACATTTACCCAAAATTCACGAGAAATGCAAAAAGAAAATCATATGCAATGAGACTGGTCAAATTTGGTCTTCTGTAAAAGACTGCGCAGCGCACTTCAATGTTAAGCCAAAACAGATTAGCAGGGTATTGAGAGGGCAGAGAAAAAGGCTCAAGTGGCAGTTTACTTTTTCTTATCTCCAGCAATCTTAAAGGAAAGCTTTACCGAGGTAAAAATGCCCAACTTAAATTTCTTAGTTTTTTTGAACACCTACAGCGATGTTCACTCGTCCAACGACCCTAGTCTCAACAACTTCAAGTGGGACAGGGAAATCAAAGGCTGGCCTGTCAAAAATCCCCTAAGTAATGGATTTTCCTTGGCTCCTGGTCAGAGCATGACATTATTCAATGGGACGAGAACGCTCGCTCAGGATAACACTACTGAATACTCGATCTCTTTGGTCCCTCTTTCTACCCAGACTTATCAGCTAGCTTGGACTGGAGGAACTGCTCCTAACTTCAGAACTCCTCGCACAACTGGCGCTGACGCGACAACCGTCGTCAATGTGACCCAAAATGGTCCTCTCCTGACCTTTTCTGCTCCTGCCGTTTCCGCTGTGGCAGCTTTCTTTACTGGTCAAGTCACTGGAATGACTACAAATGTCACCATTACAGCTAACACGGCTGGTACGGTTGGTAATTCTGTTCTTTTGACTGGCGACGGCACCTCTTCTATCTCTACATTAATTTCTGCCTGGAATACAGCTAACCCATCGAATACTATCACTTTAACGGCTGGTAACGGAGCCCAAGTTCCTACTTCTGGCGCTACAATTCAGCTTTCTGGCGGCGTCAATAGCGCAACTGCATTTAGTTTAATTTCTGGCGGCGTTGTCGTAGGCGATTTTGTCACTATCGGTAGCAATTTTAGCCCAGTTAATCAGGGCGTCTATCAAATCATTTCTTTGACCGCTACTAGTTTCACCGTCTCTAACGAAACGGGTACTCCTCAAACCGGCGT